AAGCTTCACTATATTTTTGTTTCATAAAAGTACCAATAACAGTTGGTGTTATTTTTTCTATAAAATTAAATGCCGAATTTATTGTATCATCTCTAAATTCTTGTCCGCTTAAAAATAATCCAAATCGTTCTTCCAATTCTTTATTTATACCAGTTTTACTTTTTATTGGGAACAATCTTACTTCTGTTCTTGATGGGGATATTTCAGAAATCCATAATTTATCATCATCATTTTCACTACCTACTCTTTTATTAAGTAGTGTAATTTGTGTTTTAAATATACCATTGTTATATCCCGCTTCTCGTAATAATCTTTCAACATCAATAAAATATTCGTTTGGTAATTTATATTTTTGAAATATAGTACCTTCTGCTATCATAAAATAATCTGATATACTTTGGTTTGTCAATGGAATATATCTAACCGATTTACCATCTCTTTGTGGTAATTGATTATCGTTTACATCATAAACAACAAATTCAATAGCATCAGAATTACTTAATCCAAAAAAAGATTGAAAATTACCTTGCTCAAATATTTTTCTATCATTTGAGTTTATTCGATACCCTTTGTTATCCAGTATTTCTTTAAATGTTTTTATTGCCATTATATTATATTATTTATCCGTGATGGTATAATCTCATTTTAAATTCTTTATTTTCAGTAACACCTTCCGATGTTATTACAACAGTCATAGTGTAATCATACACTGTTGCTTTTGAACGAGAAAATAGACTAGAACCATGTGAACCTTGTATTGTTCCCAAAAATGTAGATGGTTTACCCATATCAAATTTCTTTTTTTCGCCTCCTTTGATTTTAACAGGAAGTGTGAATCCAAAATCAAATGGAGATTGTGTCATTTTACCACCACTAAACTTAACATCCACTTCTATTTGCTTACCACCTGCTAATGCAGATGATGCAATTACTTCAAATGAACTTCTGAATGTATTTGGGAATGGCCCTCCACTCTTTGCAAATTTACCAGCGCTAGCCGTAGAACCATATCCACCACCATAATCCATAGCTATCATTATACCCTCAACAGGAGACTTTGTTGGGTCACCACCACCATCAAATAATATACTTGCCAATTGACCGGTTGAAAGTGCTCCTGCTGCCAATGCTTGCTCTTTTGCAGATACAGCTTCTCTTAGTGTACTCAATTCTTGCTCCAATGATTGATTTCTAGCAAACAAAGAAACTCTTTGAATTGCTTCTAATGTTCCTTTTTGCATTGAATTTTGTAATTCTGTAATAGTACTACTAACTTTAGATGTTAATTGTCCGGCTTGATTTTGAGAAGATGCTACATTTAAATCTTTTAAATCCAATTGTACTTTTAAACTTTCAGATACAATTTCAACGTCTTGAACTTTTGCTCTTAGTGTAAAAACTTCAGTAGTTAATTCTTCCACCTGTGCGGTTAAGTCAATTACCGATTGTGTTACCTGATTATATATTGGTCTTGGTATTCTATCATCTACTGGTGGTGGTGCCACAGGTAATAATTCAAATATTACCGTATCAATTGATTTTACTAATTCGGATTGATTATATTTTGGTTTTACTAATCTAGCAGATATAACACCATCCGAATTGCTTGTTTGCTCAAATGTATGGATACCAAAATCATTTTTAGTTTTAATAGCAGACGAACCACTAACTAAAAGTTCACTTATTAATGTTTCATTTTGTAATCCAGTTTTCTGAGCCATCTTAATTTTTTACAATACTAAATGTTATATCTTCATCAAAATATTGAACGTTTCCGTTCATATCAATTTTAAATTCTATTTTATAAGTTCTACCAGCCTCCCAATTAGAAAGATTTAAATTTATATAATTACCAGTTTCATCACAACTAATTTTAGAATAATTTGAAAACGGAATAATAATATCATCCGATGCAACATCTTTAATTTGATAATATGATGATGTTGGTAAATAATGAGATGTACTATATGAAAACTGATTTGTAAAAGTTTTAATAGGATACAATTCTCTAGCAAATATTCTTATCTTTGGATTAGTTCCAAGTTTAACCTCTGTTTTTAAATTAGTAACTCCAACTTTTATATCTTCCGAAGTTAAAGCGTTCAATGAACCAGTAATATATAATTGGTCATCCCAACCTATTCTAATCTTTGGTTGGTATATTGTATTTGTTTCTTTACTAAATACCTTTATAGAGCCATAGTCTTGTGTATCAATTTCTTTAGCAATTGCATGTCTTAATATAATACCATCATTTGGAATAGAACCACTCATCCAACTTCTTAATAAAGATTTAACATCCATATTAATATCAGCTGTTTCATAATTAAATCCTTGCGATGCTTCATATGCAGTCCACCAAGTTCCACCAACTCCATTGTTTACACTAGCCGTTGTACCTGCGTTAAAATTATTTTGAAGCCAATCTAATTTAGAATCTCCCTCTCTATAATTCCAAGTTACACCAGTTGTTGATATATTATCAAAACGAGTACCCTTACCCATCTCCCAAGCACCAGAAACTGCATTAGCATAAATTGTATATTCTAATGGAACTTCTTCACTCTTTGTTTCTTTCAAAACAAGAGTTGCTTCGTTCATTTTTAATGTAGTATTTGATAAAGATGCAGATAAGTATCCTACTTCAAATTTTAATAAAGCATGAGCTATATCTTTTATGTTACCATAATATAGTTTGCTTATTTCTAATATCTCATCCAAACCAGTATTTTGATTTGGTTGTTGGAGATATACCGTTGCATCTTTTGATGCTGTTATAAAATAGTATGCCATTATCTTACTCTACCTTTAATATCTGCATCAGGAAACTTAATTTCAAAAACGGATGGGTCTAAAGATGGATAAACTATCTTATCTTTAGTAGCCGCATTTATATTATATGAATTTGGTGAATATTCTCCACCGCATTTATTTGTTATTTTCATTGAAGGTACTGATTGTACACCTTCTATATTTGCTAATAGTAATTCAACTTCATTTAAATTTATTGTCTGATTAAATTGCCAATTATTAACATCAAAATATTGTTTTAATTCTATTATTGCTTTTGTAAGTGTTTCATTTTTATTATAATTTGGATAAACTATAATTTCAAATTCCAACCCTATATTAATAACAAACCCATCATTTATATTAATACCATCAGTAAGCATTCTATATTCATTGAAGTATGTTTTAAGATTTTCTTTTACTGCTCTATTCAAATTTGTAATATGTCCGTTTACATCATAACCTAACAAATACAAATTAATTGCAAATGGATTATTTTTTTCATTTTCATTTGATGTTTTACCAATTAAAAATTTAGTAATTTCACTTTGAACACTAGATAACGTTGGTTCTTCCGAGTCTGGCTTATTAACAAAACTCATAACTAAATCCGTAAATTCTTGCAAATGATTTGGAGATGCTAATATTGATGATGGTGAATTGTTATCTAATGTACCATCTGCAACCGCAAATGCTTTTGCAACAGAACCAAATTTAGTTGGCATTGATAAAGCTCTTATCTGATAATCTTTTGCAGTTACTGCTCTGTTTTGTGCTCCAAAATTTGCTAATGCATTTTGTCTAATTTCTTCAATAGTTTCTGGACCTCTACCACCTACCGCTGGAACTTCATTATCAACTGCTAATGAATTTTTTGCTGAATTATATATAACTCTCTCAGCTGCGTTAAATAATGCTGTATTTTCTTCGAACTCTACTGAATTTATTTTAGTGAGTTCACCAGTCGGTACATTTGAATTAACTCCCCCACCCGTATAATAACTTACAGTTATTGTTGTGTTTGCTGGTGATGTTCCGTATGTTTTTGTTTTTAAGAAATTAGTTGGGTCAAATGATTCCTCTAATCTACTAATTGAATTCGGCAATCCTAATCCAACATTTTTAAGATTTGGAATTAATTGCTCATCAGATGCGGTTGGGTCACCAGCTCCAAATTGAATAGTTGTTGTACTATCTTCATTTATTTTAACAGTAAATCTTTTTGGAGTTTTTATTGTTTTTAAAATGTATGGAACTGTTGATTTAAATTGGTATAAATCCGGGTCATTTGATTCTACATTTGGATAATCTAAAAATATCATTTCCTGTGCTAGATATGGTACTTCATAGTATTTGTTGCCATTACTATCTCTTACATCATATATTTGAATAACATTTGTTTCATCTAAATTTATAATTTGAAATGATTCATAGTTACCAAAATCAATTTCTTTTAATTGTCTTTCTGCTGATATTACTTGAACATATTTTTTTATCAAATAAAATGTAGCTTCTCCAGTGTTTATATCTCTTTCATATATTACAATTTCTCTATCCGTTTCATTTGAAAAATCAACAACGTCAGTTGTTATAAATTGAACATTATTTTTAGATGAAGCTACAGTCATACCTTCTTTAATACGAAGATAAAATCTAGCATCAGGTTCATTATTTACACCAGTTCCAATTGATGGAACTAATTGATAAACAGATAAAGTTGATATTGCTGGGGATGTTACTTTTGGTTTATATCCTAAAAATTGAGATAATGCTATCACACTTTGAATATCTTCAGCGTATGGCATTAACGATTCTTTTAAAGTATCATCTGTGTAATATGATAAAACATCTCCAATATAAGATGCCATTTCTATAAACATCATACCAGGAGATGACTCATTAAAATCAGAATACGTTTTTGGAAAATAAGTTTTACTAAATTCAATTAGATTCTCTCTAAAGCTTGCAAAATCTTTATTAAGGTATTTTATATCCTTTCCCTTATTCTTAAAGTTTTTATTTATTGTGTTTATAGCCATTTTTTATACTTGTGCATTAAATGTTACAGTTTCCAAATTTGCCGTATCACCTACTCTAAAAGAAATAGAAACTTCTACGCTATTTGAATTTTTTAATTCGTTTGATTGGTTTATATCAATATTCTCAACAGTTATATATGGTAACCACAAAGCCATAGTATCAATTATTGTATTTTCCATTTTATCAGCAAATTCCTCATCATTTATTTCAAATAAAAGTTCTTGCAATCCACTTCCAAATTCAGGTTGCATTATCCTTTCATATTTTTTAGTAAGTAATAAATTCTTTATATTAGACCTAGCTTGGTCTATTGTTTTAAAACTTTGATTAAATGCTGTATTACCTATTTGAATTGGCAAAGTGATACCAATAGCGTATTCTTCATACTCTTTTGTATCAATCATCATTTTTTTACCAAGTACAATAGCCATTATTTCTTTTTAAATCTTTTTACAAGTTCTGAATAATCTCTATTTAGCGCTTTATCTATTTCAGCTACTCCAGTGTTTACACCCAATCCAGTTGGTTGAGGTCCTTTAGCCATTTCACCATAACCCATTTTCTCAGCTAATGCAGTTTTACCTACAATTGAACCCATATCACCTTGTCCAAAGTTCATTGTTCTAAACCCACCATCTCCTTGCGGAATACCACCTCTTGTTTCATTAAGAATTTGGTTAATCATTGGATTTTTACTGTATTGCTTTGTTGGTGCTGTTTGTTTAGTTTGCACTACTTCTTCAATTTGTTCATCATCTAACATAGCCTTAGCCATTGATAATCCAGTATTTTTAGGTTTTACAGCAGTTTGTTTACCTTCTGCTATAAGTTTTTTCATTTCAGCCTTCACTGTTTCCTTAATTAATGCTGGAAGTTGTTCTTTTAATTCCTCTTTAATAAGGATTTGTATGGCCTTTAATAGTTTATCAGTATCCATATTATCTCATTTGTTATGTTTATAAATATTTGAATTGATTATTTTAAGAATTAAGTCCAAAGAGTTGGGTCTTTTTGTAATTCTGTCCAATATTTTGTGAATTTTCGTATTCTATCATCCAATCCGTTATATCCACCATTTATTTTTTTGGTAACTACTTTAATACTTGTTGTGGTATCATCCACACATCTTTTACCTAATTTATTGCTTTTCCAAAACATACATGCTGTATCTGCATAATACTCGGATGCAACAATGTTTGGGTTACCTTCAAAATCAGCCCCAGCAACAGGTCCAAACTTTCTATAATTTGCTCTACCAGTTAGTTGTATGTATCCTCTACCCTTATATCTAACACCATCTCCTGTTTGAGTATTTCCCAAATCTGCTCTACCTTCATAAGCCTTTCCAGATGCAAGTTCTTGCTTATATATAAATCCACCCGATTCATGGTCACATTGTGCTAAGAAATGAGCCCTTTCTAAATTAGTAGTAGCAATTCCATATTTTTTCATTGCTATAACTAATTCATATGGTACTTTTACTTTAGTTTTATAATTTGGTTCAGGCTCAATACCACGTTTTGGTTTATCTTCTTCAGATAATTCTGGGTCTGGTTCACTTTCCGCATCTTGTATGAATTCCAATTCTGTTTGTTCTATTTGTTCAAATGTCGGTGGTTCTGATTCTTGTGGTACTTCAAATGCCACAACCGTTGCTTCATTTATATCAGCTCCTTCTAATGTAGCATTATCGGATGCCAATAATTGAGCATCATTCATTTCTATCGCAGTTGTATCAACTTCTTCTATTGGAGCTACACTACTGCCCGGCTTTGCAGGTGTTACCGTATATCCTGTCCACAAAATAATACCTGGTCCAGGAGTTTGTAATGGTGGATATAACGATACAGTATTAATCACACCACCTATTGTTGATAGATGTGAAGTTGCATAATTAATAAAATCATCTATTATTAAGCTTGTATTATTATTTGGAGATATTATTGACATATTATATTATTCACTTGGGAGTACATATCCAACTATTGTTTTTTTGTTAGGAGTTTTTCTAAATACACCAACTCCGTTTCTATTAAATCCACCACCAGAAGTGTTCCCTTCAATTGTTGTGATAATACCATTTTCAATTTTTTCAACAATGCCAATATGATGTGCATCTGTAGATGAACCATATAAAATAGCAGCCCCTACTACCGGAGTTGTACTGAATAACTTATTTTTCTTTCCCCAATTCATCCAAACATCACAAGATGCACTTCCAGGTTTTGGATATTTTGCACCAGCTGCTTTATACCATGTAGTAACTGCAGCTGCACACCAATAAGCTGGTCCGTTTATTCCTGTGTTTTTTAGCATTTCCAAAACTCTAGCTCCAGAGTTTTCAGGTTTATTTGGTGGTAATGGATTTTCAAGTGTGCCGATATCGTTCTTAGCAAATTTTACTATTTTTAAACCTATATTTAATAATTCTTCTTTATTTGGTTCTGTATTTGATTCATCTGGGATTTCTTCTTCTACTACACCCTCATCGTATGGTGCTGAAACGTTTTCTCCCGTTTCTAATCTAAATTCTTGAAATTCTATTTGCTCCTCAACCGCTTCTAGTTTAAATTCAGCTTCTTCTGATGGATTTTCTTGTATTTCTTCTTGTAGTAATTCTTTTTCTTGTTTTGCTGCTTCTAAATCTTCTTTAGCTCCAATAATTTCTTCTTCTGACATTATTTGAGAAGCTTCTATTGCGGATGGTGTTGAAATTGTTAGTGGTGGTTGCCAAACACCAACATTATTTACTAAATTAGAAACTATTGAAACATTTATAGTTGAACCAGGCGCTGGTATTGTTGGTATTGGAAATTCATTTAAAATTGCACCACCCCAATATGCCAAAACTCCATTACCCATTTCCCCAACTAAATCATATGGGCCTGGTGATGATTGTCCTTTCAATAAAGCTGCTTTAAATATTTGAGTCATACCCTCAACATTACCTTGCTTAACTGCAATTCTATTTACACTATCACCTCCACGTTTAACTGCCCCATCATATTCTATTGCCCACACTTTTGCAATAGTATCTATATCCTGAATTGCTTCTGGATTATTTGCATATCTCAAAATATTATCTTTAAATATTTGCCAAGACATATTAAGCTGTTTGATTTAATTTACTTAACACATTATCTAATTTAGATTGTATTGATGCAAATGTTGCTCTATTAACAGGACCTATTGCGGATGGGCCTGACGGTGTTAAATATTGTTGGTCTAATATTGCTTGAAGTAATTCGTTTAATAATTCTACTAATTTTTTACCTTTAACCATTGCTTCCAAATCCTCACTACCCAAAAATATACTACCTTTACCACTTACAATATTAACATCTCTATCAGCAGTTACAATATTAATATCATCACCAACACTAATATCCATTCCCAATTTAGTATCAATAGAAACTGCGCCATCAGATACTATTCCAAAATTCTTTTTAGAATATATTAATGTTTCTGCATTCTTTGATGAAAGAATTATTCTACCAGAACTCAATAACATTTGGTCTCCTATTAATTTTGGTAAATCGCCAAATGAATCAGGTTGTGTTTTGAAATCAGATTTTCCTTTATCATCAACAGTACCAGGAATAAATGCAGATTGATGTTGTCCAGATGTCATAGCTATAATAC